GGGGCCCCAGTGCTTTCGCACAACACTCATTGAGAATTACCTCAATGCCCACCATAAGGATGTACCACATCATGTCTCGCTCTGTCACTAGACGACGTTCTCAGGTTTTCGACTCAGTTGTCGGAAGCTCAAAAACGTTTAGTGGAACCACCTTGATTGATGATTCCCCTCGTCTGTGTCAGGATAAGAGACTCCAGAGGACCGACAGTCAGGGAAACCCCTATAGATCAAATTACCGTAGACATCTTCTCTTCTTGAAGGTGTACGGCTATGATCCATCGGGATCCGCAGACATTGGAGGTCCTTTCACGACCTTTAAAGCTGAGACATTTTCTTATCCTAAGAAGATTTTCAGTCTTAAGGGCGGGAATGTAGGGAGCATCAATTACTCGTACGACGGTAGAGCTGTTGCATGGGCTCGCGATCCGAATATTACGGAAGGCGATTTCCTGCAGCCCTCTACTGGAGCACAGTTAGATGCGATCGGTACAACCGCTATTGCGCGGTGTATACCGACTAACCCCCTATCTGGAATGGGCCAGTTTTTAGGCGAATTGCACGATTTGCCCAAAGTCCCTGATATCAGGAACTGGGTAAATAGGGCTCGTAATTGGCGTAACGGGGCCAAGCGTATCAATTTTGATAAGCTTTCCCGTGAGGCCGCTGGCGAGTACCTCAACCAGGTTTTTGGTTGGGTGCCTTTCGTCAATGATCTTGACAAGTTTACTAAAACTGTCAAGAATGCTGGACCCATTATGGAAAAGTTTGCCAAGGATTCAAATCATTTGATCCATCGGTCTTACTACTTTCCTGATGTGACCACTGTTACCACGCAAGTGTTGAGTTCGAATTCATATCCGGACCCTCCGCTTAATGGTACCATGTGGATCAATGGAGGAGTTCTCACGAAGACAGTTATAACCACAACTAAAACGTGGTTTAAAGGTGCCTTCACTTATTATCTTCCGGGTCCAGAAAAGGGTGCAAACTCTTTTGTGGAACGGATTAATAAGTTGAAGTTCGCCGAGCAACAAGCGAATCGCCTTTCGGGGACTCGCTTGACTCCTGATCTTCTTTGGAAACTCGCCCCTTGGTCATGGGCCGTCGATTGGGTTACGAATGCCGGTGATGTTATACATAACTGGTCTGCGTTCGCAAACGACGGTCTCGTCATGGATTACGGCTACGTGATGGAACACAAAATCCGTCAAGAGCAGTATTCCCTCGTCGGTGTCCAGACTAGATCTGGGCCCGAGACCTTCTACCAAGAGTTTCGTTATGAAACGAAAACTCGGAAGAGGGCGACACCTTATGGCTTTGGTGTAAACCCTGCTAGTTTTACGACTAAGCAGTGGAGCATCGTAGCGGCCCTTGGAATTTCCAAGCAGCCGCTCTCTCTAAATTTCTAGAGAGCAATACAGAATACTACTGTCGACAATTTCGTCGAAGTAGCACTGCGTTTATTCAGAATGAATAACGCATATCTGCACTGGTTCTGTCCCATGGCTTATGCCGATCCTCAGTCAGTCACCGTTAACTCTGTGGCGATCTCTATGCCCCGTACGGGGTTTCTTCCCAATGCCGGCGTTTTCACGTCTGCTGATGGGAATACGAAGCTCACCGTCAGCGATACGTATGGTGCAAAACGCACCCGACGTTCGCTGCGAATGGACTTCGCGAAGATCGCCGCTGATCCGCTCATCAGCGCGCAGAACATCCGGTATTCCGGAAGTGTCTACATCGTTGTGGATCAACCGATCACGGGTTATACCGCGGCCGAGTTGAAACTGCAGATCGACGGTTTCCTGGCCTATCTGTCTGCGTCGTCCGGCGCCAAAATCACCCAGCTTTTGGGTGGTGAGGTTTAGGACGCTGCATCAGATAGTCAGTTAAGCTTCTCCTTCTATTTGTGGGAGAACACTGAGGATCTATGTGACAAGGATTTCGTAACCCCTCTTGTGAGAGGAACGAATGAAAAGCCCCATAGAACTATTGCAGGGTGTCTTAGCTGATGCTAAGGCATGGTGTTGCACGTGCACCACTCGTGATCTTGAAACAATCACGAGACGGTACGAACAAGAAGGGGAATCGTTTTTAACGATTACCCTCCCATCCTTCTGCTCAGACTTCGAAAGAGGTCTTGACCAGGGTTGGATTGATCTCACCATGTTTCCTGGTTTCAGGAAACGAGGAGCTACCCCCCGATTTCTCGGAGGTTTGCTAGATCTTGTGTTCGACCGTTTTAGTGGTCGGTTAATCGTTGAACCGTCTCATATTGCGATCTTCTTTGTGAGACAAATTACTCTGCTTCACAAAAAGGTCCTTAACCCTTGCACTCCTGCAAGAGAAAGAAAAGCATATGCGCAGTACAACGATTGTGAAAGGCAAGTCCGTGAATGGGCTAATGGCGCTTCAGAGCGAGATTTATCTCGGTTTGATCGCGTTTCTAGTCTCCTTTGGGGTTCTATTGGTAGCCACCTTGACCATTTGGTTTATGATGGCGCTCTTAGACCCCGGCACGGTCCAGGCAAGACGGCAGATCGTAGCACCGGTAACGGTAAATACGACAACGCCACCTGGTACACCCGTCTTGAAGAGTACTTCCCTTCAGGAGACTTCCGAATAGCCAATTATGGCTTTTCAGAAGTTTTACAGGGTGTTACTTACCTTGAACCCGGAGCTGAGATTCCTTCTAAGGTAGTCTCAGTTCCTAAAACGTTGAAAACGCCACGAATCATCGCCATTGAGCCTACGTGTATGCAATATACACAGCAGGCTTTGATGGAGGTTATCGTTGATGCACTTGAAAGGGATGACTTCCTTAAAGGTGCTATCGGCTTTACCAAACAAGAACCTAATCAGGTTCTTGCGAGGATTGGTTCAGAAACTGGTGGTCTTGCGACCATCGACCTTTCTGAAGCAAGTGACCGCGTTTCCAATTTGCTGGTTAGTAGGATGCTAAAGAACTTTCCGCACCTTTCTGGTGCGGTTCAGTCTTGTCGTTCTACGTCAGCAAACATACCTGGCTATGGTATTACACCATTGGCCAAGTTTGCGTCTATGGGTTCAGCTCTCTGTTTTCCGATTGAGGCCATGGTCTTTTTGACCGTGATCTGTTGCGGATATGAACAGAAGCTTAACCGGCAGCTGACCAAGAATCTCCTTTCAGATTTTCTTGGAAAGGTGCGTGTCTACGGAGATGATATCATTGTCCCCGTAGATTGTGTGCGTTTCGTTGTGGATAACCTTGAGCTTTTCGGCTTTAAGGTTAACACCAAAAAGTCTTTCTGGACTGGTAAGTTCAGAGAGTCTTGCGGTAAGGACTATTACGATGGAAGTGACGTTTCTGTCACTTACGTTCGTAGAAATATCCCTTCACAACGAAGTGACGTTTCTGGGATGATTTCTCTGTTCTCTTTGAGAAACCAGCTTTACAAAGCTGGCCTCTGGTGCACAGTTGAGATCCTAGATCATCACCTGAGGAGCTTAGCCCCTCTTCCGGTCGTTCTAGAAAGTTCCCCAGTCTTGGGAAGACATTCTTTTCTTGGCTATCAAGCCGAAAAGCAGTGTCCTACCCTTCATCGCCCCCTTGTCAGGGGTTATGTTGTAAAGGCCGTTCCGCGGAAATCAAAGATTTCCGGGGAAGGTGCCCTTCTGAAGTTCTTCCTCAAACGTGGGAGTGATCCTATTTTTGATGTGAAGCACTTAGAACGTTACGGACGTCCTGAATTCGTCGACATCAAAATCAGGTGGGCCTCTGCGACATAAAGTGTCGCAGAGGAGGCAGTCAGAGCAATCGCTGCACAGAGGGGAATGAGCG